AGAAGAGTATCGACATTCGCTTCCTCAGCAGGAGAAAGAGTTGCTACTGAAGATGCATCTTCGAATGCAGCATCAACTGCCCAGATATCCTTAGTCTCTTTGAACTTTGGAACAATCTTATTTCCGAAGTGAGCTGATAGATCAGCGAACTCTGTTCCGGTGTATTCAGTATGGAAAGCAATACCGATCTTGGCTGCTTGAATCTTAGCAGCAAGAGGAGAAGATACTGGTACGGCATAAACAATCGTATTCGGGTGGAAGCAAACATACTGCTCACCATCAATTGTTTCTTTCTTGAGATCTGACTTCGTGAACATCAAATCGCCCTGGAAGATTCCGGACTTGATTCCTAACTTAGGTAGTTCCTTCAATAGGATTGAGAACTTTTCCTGTAAGTCACCTTCAAGATCAGCATCGACTTCAGCCTGTGTCTTATAGACGATTGGGTTCTTATTAAAGATACCCTTTTTGGCGACGAAGAATTTTCCATCAGTTGGGTCGATGCCCAGGAACACAGCAGGTGCTCCGTCAAACTTAACTGACATCTTATTCTTTGATGCAGTGTGAGAAGAGGGACTGCCATTTAGGAAGTCCCTCAGATCGTGCAGATATGCGATTGCCTTTTTCGTTCCTTCCACACCTTCGATAAAAGGCAGGTCGGCAATGTGAGTCATGTGGGCATTGGTTGCCTCAGTGATGTAGGTTCTAAAATCTAGCATGCTAATCCATCAAAGTAGTTATCGATGGATTATTTAGAGTTCCTATAATCCTGCAATCCTATCTGCTAGTTTTAGCGACAATGCCTCAGTTGGAGTCAGGTATGTATCCTGATTACCAATCAACTTCTCAAGAATGACCTTCTCTGGTAGCCCAGTGCATTTCTTGTATAGATCAAGAATACGTTGGTGCGTAAAGTTCAATTCCTTCTGGATGGCCAGGAGTTCGTGGTGATTACCGACGATTCCAGTTGAGTAGTTGTGACTCATTATCGTGCAGGTTGGAGTCAAAGTCCTATATGCTTTCTGTCCACTCATAAAGATCATAAGACCAGCTGAACAGATATTACCCAATGCTACTGTGTGGATAGGAATAGCACTTCCGCGCATACATTCAATGATAGCGAATGCTGCATGAAGATCACCACCAACGCTATTGATCATCATTGTCAATGCCGCTGGCTTTTCTTCTGGATCTGTGGCCATATTTGCCTCAAGGATCCACGCGCAGATTACTGCTGCGATATCAATATCAATCTCACCGAATAGCAACTGAACTGAATGGTTCTCCATATCACCTTGCGTGGTGCGATTATCTTCTTTCTGTTTAGTTGCTTGTTTTCTAGTCGCCATAATGATCCTTAGTATTTGTAGAAGTAATGATTGCCGATTTGCTTCGTTCTATTTAAGCCTGGCCATCCTCCTACTGTTTTGTTATGGAAGAACAATGCGCCACCAGTGACATCATCTAATGATTTAGAAACCACTGCAGAGAACGCAATTTCCTTTATCTTTGGATCAATTACCTCTGGTAATATATTTGGTTTTCTGTCACAATTCCAACTAAACTGGCAGGTACGTTTACTTCTTTGCTTAATAACTTCGCATACGCTATCAGGGAATTTACGATGAGCAGTTCTGTTCAAAATGACATTGGCAACTGCCTGGATTTCAACAGCAGTCTCGCCTCGAGCCTCGAAATATAGTGCAGTAACCATACATTTGTACTCAATGATTAACTCATCAGATGGCCAATCTATATCTGGCGGCATAGCAATGCTCGTTGGTAATAGAGCTACCAACAAGAGCATTGCTATGAAGTAATACTTAATTACCGAAACCATCTCGTCAGGGTTTCCACGAATGAATTCGTTTCAGTAATTGGCTTCGGTTGGAAGTGTACGCCAGAAATTCGGCAACCAGAAACTTTTCTGCGCATCTCTTCAGCTGACGTATAGGTTGCCTTACCATCGATCGGAGAATAAGAAATAACTGCCTGAGGATGAGTGCAGTTTCCCTTTGAGTCGAGCCTATTGACTCTTCGAAAGTGGATACATTCAACGCACAGATTCATTTTTACGCCTGCTATCAAAATAATTAACCACATTAGCAACTACGATCAATGCTGATATGAATGCTCCAACAATATTATTTGTTTGGATTTGGTAAACCATCATAACAAGCATGACAACTGCGCAAAAGATGTTGATTGCAGGTATGTACTTCATTTTTGCACCATGCATGCTTTAGGTAGCCCATCCTGACCGACAAGAGGTGTAATCGCAACACCGCGATGAGAATCCATAATTACGAATGTTGTTCCTTCGATGCATCGGGTAGTAAATCCAGATACTGATGATTGTGCCACCTGTTCAAACTTACCACAGCCCGACAGAATCAGAGGGATGCTAATGACAATCAATAATTTCTTCATATATTTCCTTAGTTGGTTTCAAACAGAGCCTGGTACACTGACTCACGCACAGCTGTATCAGTCGACTCTTTATGCTTGGTGCTCACGCTGATATAGTGCAGGTTATGCAGCACTTCTGGCCAAGCCAATTTCTGGATACGAGCTTCTTCAACCATACGGTGAATAACGACATTACCAGCCTTCGTGTACATTGCGTATCTTTGCATTTTATTCTCCAAAAGCAACAAGAGCAGCCAGACTAACAACAGTCAGGACACCGAGATAAACCACGGCATCATTCCAAGAGCCAGGCGCGAACATCCAGGTAGCGAGCGATTCAAACATTTTCTTTTCCTTTCAACCTTCGATAAGTTATTATACCTCGAAGTTGAATAAAAGTAAACTACTATCGGCGCATCGACGCCAGGTCTTTAGCCTCGTCATTGGAGAACACAGGTACCATATTGGACTTATGCATCGTCCCAATACCCTTGATTTTGTCTCCAGTGTACATCATAGACTGTTTTGCAGCAGTTGAACCACCAGGGGTCACTAAACTCTGCAATTTCTCCGTATTACGCCCAACTGGGAGGGAATACGACCAGTCTGTGTCTTTTTTACGTTTCAACAGAGCTGGGGGGTATTTAGACTTCAAATTTTCCCAGCTACGCAGATTCTCTTCGTATTGACGTTTCTCAGCAGCTGATTTGAACTTTAGTTTAGCCATTGTTAAGAACAGTCCTTTTCGTAGATGTCTTGATAACTTTCTGCCACTTAGCCTTCGTAACTTTATTGGCAGGATGCAGGAGCCACTTATCGCCCATCCTCAACTTAACTTCCTCCAGTCGCTGGGCATTGCGAGCCTGGAGTTCTTCTAGTTCTTGATCAGTCATGAGTTCCTCGATGTTTAGGATTGCGTTGATACCGAGTAGCGATCTTATGCGATTGCTTTGGCTTGATAGGTACGCGAGTGTAAGGTCGCGGCACAGTAACACTATTCTTCACTATATCCTCCATAATCTTCATCGGTACCAAATCCTGCCGATGTCATAGCAGAATCGAAGTCACCATCCATGCTTTCGTCATAATCATCAATGTCATCACACTCCTGACGAAACTGAGCGACGATATCAACAGAGACACCGAGAGCCTCGGCAATAACAGAATTAGAGTAGCCCTCTTCGATCATATTCTCGAGATCGATTGCGAGATTAGACATAACAGACATTAACCTTCTCCTCGAATAATAACAACACGCGTAACGTTGATTCGTTCTTCATGCTCATAAGGAATGAACGTAGCGATCTCGCCATCGTAGAACTCATTTCGAATCATATCTGCCTGATCAACGATGAAACGAACAGTACGCCCAGTATGGTTCGACCGAATAAAGAACTCCGGAGGAACTGTTGCCTCGTTGTACATCGTGAGATGTTTCGTCTTCTTGTTATACGAAAACGAAGACAGTTCAAAGATCGGGATCATACAGTTTCCTCAGAAGGAGCCACAGGAACTTCGCCGAACAGCTTAGCCAGCTTCTTGACGATACCTGGCTCAGTTACGTCAACCAGAGTCTCAGCACCAGAAGTAGCCTTGATCGCAGCGAGCAATGAGTTCAGAGATGCTCGAGTCGGGTAGCTCATCGAGCTATTCGTGTAGCAGGAAATGCGAACCACTGGCTTAGACCATGAAGTCAGCAGAACATAACCACGGTCACGATCAGCTGGAATAATGCGATAAAACAGAGTACTACCCTTCATGCTTTTCTCCTTAGGCGTAAAAACCAGAATCACGGAACTCAACGTCTGTGAACTCAACACGAACATCGATAGACGATCCCAGTTCAGTCTGGACATAGCCCATGCGATCATAGCACCAGGCACCATCATATTCTTCACGACCAGTGCCAGCCAGAACTACGTCCTTGAGCTCTTCCAAGGTAGCGAAGACACCAAGAAGTTCATCACAACAATCACGAGAGCCCAACAGGCAGTAAACTTGCATTTTGTTTCCTTTCAAATTTCAATAATTTATTATACCGCGAAACCGAATAAAAGTAAATCAAAGTCCAAGTGCTGCGCGCTCGGTATCGGTCAGTTTGGTCAAAGCACGTTCACGCGTAGCCTGGAATTCAGCTTCCATGAGTGCAGCGAATTCCAGGTTCGCAATCAGGATCTCCAGATCCTGGAGGTATTCATAGGCCATAAAATCGTCATACGCATACGGCACGGTGAATCTGCTTCCAGTTTCAGGGAATCTGACATCAAATGTCATGCAAATGGCATCCACATCTGCCACAGCTCCAAATTCCAGAGCTCTGGAGAGTGCCGCCATGAGGCGATAGGGATACGACTCCCTGTCGTTCTTCTTCATGCTGCCACCCCCACAGACTCGACCTTCTCGAGTTCCCAGATAATGGAGAGAAGGTTCTGATCAGCCAACTCGGAGGAGACTTCGAAGCCAAGAGCCTCGTCCATCAGAGCAAAGGCTTCACGGAATGCAGCAGCAGCGCGGAGACAGGCTTGATTACGTTCAGCGATAGTCATTTTGCTTTCCTTTCAACTTTCGATAAGTTATTATACCTCGAAACTGAATAAAAGTAAATCAACAACCTCGCTGGCGAGTGTATTCCTTGCGAATTTCGACGAACTCAGGGATCCATTTGCGTACAGGCTCCTTGAACAAAAGTAGCCCGAACTCCTCCGTAGTCATTGCGATTACGATATTTGGGACAGTAATTCCGGTCATTTCCCAGAAGGCATAGGCATACGCCGCTGCCTGGGTAAAGTAGTTTGGGATGTCCTCAGAGGACTTATAACGACCACTGGTCTTCCAATCCAGGATGCTCAGCTCGCCGTTGATTTTAGCGATCAGGTCTACGGTGCCAGCAAACTTAAGAGTATCTGAGTAGAGCACGGATTCCATCGCATGCACTTCCTCAATCGAATCCATAACTGGAATGAGGGACTCGAACATTTTACGTTCTTCTTGCTCGAACATACCAAATGTCAGGGGTTTACCTTGGAGGTAGTTCTCGCAGTTTTCGTGGATCAGTGTACCACGCGTAGCTGCCTTTCGGCTAATCTCGTTAGCCGTAGACTCACCCACTGCCTCCTTCCAGGCGCGAATAAACTCCTCACTCATTATGCTAATAATGCTCGTGACAGAGGGATACTCATTCCCAGATGGAGTTTGGTATTTTCTACCAGAAGGAGAGTCGATCCTTTTACAGACCGACTTTAATGCTTCGTATTCAACTAATTTCATAATTTATTTTACACTTGTTTTTCATAAGGTATAATTCAACTGTAGCGATGATAAAGTAATCAGTATCCTAACTTATCGCATGCTACAATGAAACTCTTCACCAGACTGCTTCGAACGATATCTTCCGGTGTAAACTCAATAGATTGAAACTCTGACATCGTATATAGCACTTCAAGGAATTGCTTCAGACCAGAGATATCATTCCGAGACTTCACAAGATCATTCTGCTTCAAATCACCGACGAACAGAATCTTAGATCGATGACCAGTGCGAGAAATAACTGAAGAAAGTTCGTGCCATGTCATACTCTGGCACTCATCGACGATAATAATCGCATCGTCAATACTAATACCACGAATAGCAGTAGTAGAGATGAAGCGAGCATAACCCTGTTCCTTCAGACGATCCCATGCATCTGGACGACCGAATAACGTCTGGCTAATTTCCTTGTATGGCTGTTCATAGATAGCCATCTTCTCATCCAAGTCACCAGGAACGAATCCTTGGTCACGAACCTGAACTGCGCTTCGGACTACTACTACCTGCTTAAAGGAATTCGATTTATCCAGAACTTCCTCAATGGCTTTATACATTGACAGGAATGTCTTACCAACACCTGGACTACCAAACAAACCAACGCAATATGCGCCGCCACGATATAGGTCAAAGAACTTACGTTGATTATCAGTTAGAGGCTCGAATGTCTTGAGATGGTCGAGTTTAATCTTCAGAGAATTATTAGCAGGTTGATGGCGATGTGTTGCATCATCTCCCTCGATTTGTTCTTCTCTCTTTTGTACCGGTGTTCTTCTCGTTGCTGCCATAAGTTTCTTTCTTATTGGAAATGACTTTAGCATCCAGGACTATCGTCAAGGATGCTAGAGGTATTGTCAGTTACTGGGATAAATTAGAATGAGTTTCTCTCGCTCAGAACACTCTTCGGATTTGCCGCATGAATTTTCTGAAGAACTTCTTTCATACCACCATCTCTACCGCGACCTAATCTTTCTGGTGCGATTGCCATTGGTGTTCCAATCTGCCATTCTCCGGCAGTGGATTTGCATTCAGGACAATAAAATTCATTTGACTTCTCGCTGATCTTGCAGGTAATCTCAAACACTTTTTCACAGCTCGAACATCGGCGGTCGTATAGAGGCATATGCTCTCCTAAAGTTAACGTACCTTCTATTTACCCATCAAATCCAGGAAGGAATCGGACGACCAGCTACCTTACCTTTCCAGGAATGAATGTGTGGTTTACCAAGACGATAGTAGTTACGATAGGATTCAACTCCATCATTGACCTTATATTCATCAGGCATAGCCAACAGGATCGGAGTCATTTCACCGATAAAGATATTGGTCGGAAGAATCTCTAGACGAGCAATAAGTCCATCTGTTTCGCATTTGTGCTTCCTTTCATAACGGAAAGTGTACTCTGTGGCGAGACTAGCCAGCAGAGCCTGGAGCCACCTGTAGTTCCCCGAAGATTTACGTGTCCAGATCGCGCTTGGGTGATTGCTGTGAGTTGCTTTGTACAGGAGAGACTCCCTGTCATCGTCCAGTCTCCACGTAGTAGTGCGGCGACCTGTTTTGGAGAGGGATTCTGATTGTTTTCCATCGAGTAGTCTGTGGGCAGTTGAGAGGAGTTGACTATATTCTAAAATCATTTTAATGCAATGTTTATCAAGATGATACTCAGCGCAAATAACTGGGTCTAGATCAATTTGGAAAATGTTCATACGAAACTTAGTTTATCACTTTCGACATTGACTACGAACTCATAATACATCTTCTGTTCTTCATCTACATTTGGAGTAATGACGACTGTGCCGAGGGATTTAGAAACAACCCTCCGCACAATCTCATCCATACTAGCCAATGCCTCCGTGTCGGTACTATAGATCACGAAGGTAGCATTCATATCGTGTAGTCAACCACGTGAACGCAGTTCTGAATCCATCCTTTATTTTCGAACTCTTCCATAGTCAGGTTAGGTTGTTCTGTCTCGCGGATGATCTTGACCATATCGCTCTTGTCTACTTCTCGAGCAGTGATAACATGTTCACCAAGATGGTGCTGGAAATAATGCTCAGCTTCTTCCATTGCTACAGTATCCAGTGCATGCTCTTCACTTTCGCATTCAATGAAATATACATGACGGAAGGATGAAACTGTTTCTACGGCAAATGTCTTCATTTTAGTCACTTTCTTAAGGATTACTTGGCCATTATCATTTACTGACCAGTCTAGGGTATCACCGATGTTCCAGCCGAGTTCATATACAACTTCAACAGGAAGATCAAGAATATACTCACCAGTTTCTGGATCGAGAATAACTTCACTTGTATAGGTAGTCATAGGTTCACATTGCTCCATTTAGATAGTTTCTCACGTTTGTTCAGAGTCGCTGCGTGAACAGCATCTGCATTGATAATACCCTTTCGCTCAAGGATATCAATCATACACATCAGGTCACCAATCTCCTCTTCTAGATGCTGTTTGTTGGTCGGGGCACCAGCTGGCCATTGACCATCCATCCCGAATCGGAAACACTTGGAGATAGCCTGAATTACTTCAGAGCATTCCTCCAGAGTAATAGTTAGCAGTTCAGTTTCTTGCGTATTCATTGTCCAAAGATCCTCGTCAGTTCATAAAATGTATGTTCAATATCATCATCACGGTGCAGAATAGCGAGACCACCAGCTGCCCGAAACTTGTCAACGACACGTTCTGTATCGTCAATCAGGATATGATCCGGAGCAGCGAATGCAGCCTTCTTGCTACCACCTGGAACAATGTTCACTGGGTAGTGGATAAGTTTGCTGTTCAACCAGATCTTCTTCTGCATCTCGACTTCTTCATGATGCAGAGCACCACCAGAAGAACTCAGGATCTCGATGTCAACATCAAGCCCATCGACGAACTCGAGCAGACGTTTGGCATTCGGCATATACTCAAGATCCACGAAGTTATTTCCGAGAATAAACTCCTCGAAGTTCTTCGCTGATGCATAAGAATGCTTTTCGACCAGAGCTGGGTCAATGTTAAACACCTCTGCATACTTCTTATTGAAGTTGGCGAGGACGCCATCCATATCAAGATATATTTTCATTCGCACACCAAAATCCGAGGAAAATCAGCACGGTCAAACATAAACTGGCCATTCAGAGGCGCAGTAAACTTGTCCGTTTTAGTTTCAACAACTTCGCCTTCGAAGATGCGACCGACCAGGTGGCAGGTCACAGTTCCATTCGCTAGCGAGATCTCTTCAACGAGACCGAGCATATAGCAGGAGTAATCGCCAACAAAATCAAACGACTTAACCAGATCACCAACTTTCATTTTTCTTTCCTTTTCAATTCGATAAGTTATTATACCTCGAAAGTGAATAAAAGTAAAATGTTAGTCCAAGACACTCCACATCGTTTTCTGCTCTTGGTCAAGAATAGTCTGTAATTGCTTTACTTCGATTCCATATTTGTTGAGTAGGTCAACTCCGGATAAGTCTCGGTATGTATCTCGGTAGATTACCTTCCATATTCCTGCATTGGCCATAAGCCTGGAGCAGTTGATGCAGGGAGCCATGGTCACGTATACAACTGCTCCCTCAACTGAGACTGAAGACCTGGCCATCTTCATAAGAAGATTCTCCTCAGCATGAATTACTTCTGCCTTGGTATTTCCATGTTCATCTTCACAGACATTACTTGTTCCTGG